GGCACGCACGATGCCGGTGACGAGGGTCTGGTCGTACTCGACCAGCCGCTCCTGGCTGACACGCAGGGCGTAACCCTGACGCAGGCCGAGGGCACCCGCCATGGCCATGTCGCCGAAGAGGCACTTGATCTTGGACGCATCCGCACCGAGCGTGCTGTTCAGGACATGCACCAGGGTGACGGGGTAGCCGAGGAACGTGAGGCCGAAGCCGTTGGCCACGCTGGCGTTGCCGCCCTGGCCGAGATCCAGCCGCTGCATCGCAGCGTGGTATCCGGCCGGCGAGATGTACCACCGGGCACCAGGCAGGGCGTAACGCGGAGTCTTCGCCAGCACGGCAAGGAAGTCTTCCTTGTCGAGCGTCTCGAATCCCGTGTTGCCGGGGGCCGCCGTCGCCACGCTGGCGGTGTACGGAGCGGTGTCGATCTTGACCGCAACGCCGTGGTGGCCGCCGAAGGCCGAGGTGCCCGTGCCGGTGAAGACCGCTTCGTCGAGGGCCTTGGCCACCGACAGCGAGTGCTCCGTGGCGATCAGGTCAGCGATGCCCACGCCGTCGGCCCACAGTTCGTTGCTGACCTTGGTGGCCACGCCGAACTTCTGAGCGACCAGCTGCACCTGCGTGCCGGTCATGTCGCTGTAGGTGAACTCGCTGCCTTCGCCGAGCCACGCACCCGTGACGCCGGTGAGCCGCTTCGGGATCATGAGCGTGTCGCTGGCCATCGAGAAGTTCTGCAGGGCCGTGGGGGCCACGCCGTACGTCTCGACGTTGCGGATGATCTCGTTCGACACCTCGTCAGGCACGGCGAAGCCGCCGGTGCTGTTGACGCCTTCGACCATCGTGCGGCTCTCGACGCCGTGGTCAGCACACCACCGCCGGGCGTTGTCGTCGCCGGCGAACTTGGCACGCAGCCACATGCCGAAACGGTACGCCGTCTCGTGCGACCGGAACGCCTTGAGCTTGCGGCCGTCCCGCACCGGCTCGATGCGATTCTCAACCGCACGCACCTCGGGGGCCGGCGAGCAACGCTCGGCAACGCTGCGGAGATTCTTGGCCGACTCGACCACCTTGACCTCGAAGTCGATCGAGGCGGCGAGCTTCTGAGCCCGCTCGGTCAGGCCGGTGAGCTCCGCATCACGGGACTCGAGATCAGCCTGGTTGTCGGTCTGCAGGGCCGTGAGCGAGTCAATCCGCTCGGCAACGTCGTTGGCTTCGGCGCGAAGAGTCGAGAGGCGGTCCATGTGTGATCTCCAGCGGCGTGATTGCCGATGGAGTCCACTGTGCCGCTACGCACCCGGCCTCTTGCAGAACCTGACTTGCGAAACTGTTGTTTTGACAAACGCCACCGCACGGGCACCGCACCGTGGGCAACGCAGATACCGCTGCCGTTCATCGCCGCAGGCACGACTAGAGCGGCACCGCAACTTCTCGCCGCAGGTGCAGCGGGCCTCAGACATTGCGGAGCCTCAGCATGGCGGCCCACGCCTGGGCGACGCCACGCATGGCCGAGCGCACAGCAGGCGGGGCCGCTGGCTCGTTCTTGCTGGCAAGCCACGCTTCGTAAGAACGCATGGCCACGCCGGCACTCGTCTGTGGGTACGCCGGCACCAGCACTGGGCCAACGTCGTACAGGCCCGAAACCTCTCGGATCTGCCGCACGGCCTTGCCGTCCTCGCCGGTACGAAACGACTCGTGCTTCGGGTCCACCGTGAATGCGAACGACGAGCCACGCACATCACGCCGCTGGATGAGCTCCAGCACGTCGGCCCGGCTCACGGGCGGCGTCACCACGTACCGCAGCCCCTTCTCGTCGCTGGACAACTCCAGCGTGCCAGACGACGTGCGGCCCAGCACGATGTTGCTGTCATGGTTGAACAGTGCGACCACGTCGCCCTTGCCACGCTGGCGGCCGAGAATCTTGTCGAACGCACCAGGCAGAATCTCCTCCTTGAACCCGCCCAGGTCGAGGCTCAGCCGGTTGTACACGGCGGCGTACCCCACGATGGCGGCCCGGCCGTCCGCACGGCTCTCGACCACGAGCTCGTCGTCGTGCTCAAAAGCGAAGTCCCGGCGTTCAATCTCCATCGGTCTGCTCCTCTGTTTCGGCGTCGTCCTCGAGCTCGTCGGCCGGGCTGTCCTCGGCTTCGACCACCGGCTGCTCGGCCACCGGCTCCGGTGCAGGCGGCTCCTCGCCGGCCTTGTCCAGCGTGGTCATGTTGAGTTGGATGAAGTGCTTGTCACCCTCGACGCCGAGCGGGTTGAGGTTCTCCATCTCACGCACTTCGTTGATGCTCATCCAGCCGTTCTGGATCGCCGAGACGTAGTAGGCCGAGCGGCTCGCGTGGTCGCCACGCAGCAGGCCGCTGACGTTGTGCTCGGCGAAGTACGTGGCGTCGTCGTCGATCAAGTCACGGGCGATGGCCGCTTCCCAACGCTTGAGGTGCGGCAGCAGGCAGTGCTGCACGAACTCGGTGCCCTGCACCTCAATGTTGGAGTACGTGCTGCGGGTGAGATCCTGAATCATGTGCGGCGGCACACGAAACGCCCGGCAGATCTCAATGACTTGGTATTGGCGTGTCTCAAGGAACTGGGCCGCCTCGTTGCTCTGCGAGAGCTCGTGGGCCTTCACACCGTTGGGCAGCACAGCCGTCCGGTGGGCACGATCCGGCCCACGGTGCATCCGCTCCCACTGTTCACGCAGACGCTCGGCCGCCTCAATCGGGATCGGGTTGTCGGACTCCAGCACGATGCCGGGCCGGGCACCGTTGCCGAAGTAGGTGGCCCCGTGGGCCTCCAACGCCTGGGCCAGGCCGATGGCGTTCTGAAACAGCCGGTACGTCGGAATCGGGTGAATGCCGTCGCTCGTCGTGTACCGCAGGGCGAAGATCTGCTCTTGGCGGTACACCGTCTGCCGGCCATCCGGCTCACGGTAGAGGTAGCGAATCTGGCCGTTCTCTAGCCGCTCCTCCTCCATGCGTGACGAGTGCAGCGGCCAGAGCTCGCCGACCGTGCCACGGGGGCCGGGCCGCTTCTCGGCGTAGCTCGCCCCGTAGTGCAGGTAGAGCCCGGTCATCCAATCCCGAAACTCCTGAGCCGTCTGCCACGGATTCGGTTGCGTGTGCAGCAGTCGGTACAGCGGATGCTCGGGCACCTTACGCTTGCCACCCGTGGCCACCCGCTCGTACAGATGCAGCGGCAGAGACGACACCGAGTCCGAAATGACACGGATGCACGCCGTGTAGGCCGAGCAGGCCATCGACGTGTCGGCGTTCACCCGGATGCCCGAAGACGTGCGGCCACCGCCCATCTCGCCCCAGTCGATGCCACGGAGCTCGTGCATCCGGTAGTCGTTGGTGGCTGTCTCGCTCATAGCGTGATGATGTCCCAGGTGCCTGCCGTAGAGGCCGACGTTGCGTAGACGCCAGCCGCCATAGTCAGTGCCACGATGCCGTCAATCCGCTCGTGACTTCGTTGCTTGCTCGGCTTGATGTTCTGCCCGTCTGTCTGAATCGCCACGTTTCCGGCCTGCCACGTCAGCACCTCGTGCCCGCCGTGCAGGAGTTTTCCACCGACGATCCACGCCTCAATCTGCTTGGCTGGCGCAGACATGGAGCCGTAGCCCTGTCCGAAACCTACAACGGGCAACCCGTCCTCTTGCAGCAATTGCGTGAGATGAGTCGAGTTCCAGCGATCCACAGCTATCTGCCGAAACCCGTACTTCTTGGCTAGGTCGTTGATGTCGGCACGCACCTGCGAGTAGTCCGTGACGTTGCCCTGTGTGACGTGAAGCAGGCCCTTCCGCTGCCACACGTCATACGGCACCTTGTCCCTACGGACTCGCTGGTGCAGGTTCTCTTCAGGAATCCAGAAGTGCGGCTCCACCCAAAAGGTGCCGTCGTCCAACGGGAACAGAATCACGAACGCCGTCGTGTCGAACGTCGTGGCTAGGTCGAGCCCGGCAAAGCAGTCACGGCCGGCAAGTGGCACCGCGCACGGCGTGTTGCCCTGTGCCCAGTGATCCATGCGAAGCCAGCGTGTGTCCTGCTCCGTCCACTGGTTCAAGTACAGCTGGCGGAACGTGTTCTCATACGTGGGCATTTCCATGGCCCGCTGGCACTCGCTCCGCAGAAAGTCGAGCTTGATCGAAACACCGAGATTCGGATTGGCGACAGCCCACGTTCTCTCGTCCTTCCAATCGGCCGCAGGATCCGCACAGTAGATCGCCGGCAGGAAGGTCTCGTCCTTGATCGCCCCGGTGCGGACAGCCTCGGCGTACTTCCACACCTCCCAACAGACAGACTTCTTGTCATGGCCCGCCGTCGTCAACGCCACCGTGAGCGGGTTGCGTCTGGCCCCCTGGCTCGACAGCATTACTTCCCACATTTCCCGGTTGCTGACGTGGAGCTCGTCAAAAATCACGGCGTGAGCCGAAAGCCCGTGCTGGATTCCAGCCTCGGCAGAAAGTGCCTTGTAGGTGGCGTGCGTGGACTCCCGCACGATGGCGTTGCGGTACACCTTGAGATGCTGCCGCAGCACAGGCGACTGCTCCACGGCGATGCGTGCGGTGTCGAACACCAGCCGAGCCTGATCCCGTGAAGCCGCACACGAATACACTTCGGCCCCCGGCTCGTCCTCGAGCATGCACCTGAGTGCGATGCCAGCCGCCAGCGTGCTCTTTCCGTTCTTGCGGGGCAGGGCCAACAGCGACGTGCGTACCTTTCGCCGGCCGGCGTCCTCGGCGAACAACGCCCGCAGGTAGTCACGCTGCCACGGCTGGAGCAGGAACGGCTTGCCACCGAGCTCGCCCTTGGCGTGCGTCAGGTGCTTCTCAAAGAACCGCACCGCTAGGCACGAGGGGCACTTATTGCACGGCTTCTCAGCCGAACATGAGGCGGTCTTCGTCGTCGTTGGACGCTGCTTGCTCAACGGCAGAGACTCTCGCCAAAGCGGACGCCGTGAGGCCAAACTGCTCGGCGAACCGCAGCATGTGCAGGCGGGCGTCCTTCTTCCGATACCAGGCCGGGTGATTCATCACCCTACCCTTGTCGTCCATGAACGTGGCCCCTTGCTGCTTCAGTTCCGCTTCGGCCTTCACCATGTCGGCCAGGGCGTCGCAGTAGGCGGCCAGCGTGTGCTGGTGCCGCATGCTCATCACCTTGGACGCCTCAAGCATCGGCACGATACGTTGCCACTCAGCCTGGCCGATCTCGCACAGGTAGTTAGGCGGCTCAGGAATGCCCGCCGGTGCCTCAATGCCGCTCTTATGCGGGCCTCTAACGCGAGAGCCCCGGAGCTTAAGAATCGGCTTAGGCGTCGGCTTTCGTCCCTTACCCATCACGCTATCCGCAGGAACGCTGGAAACCGTGGCACGCCGGCGTCTGTCATCTGCTGGAACTTGAACGTAAACACGGTGCCAACCCGTGGCGGCTTACGCCGCAGCGAGTCCGTCAGCCCTGACGATACACGGAACACCGTGCCATCTTGCATCCGTGCCACCAGAGCACCAACGCTGGAGCGGTTGCGGCCCGTGCCCGGCTCGTACCCGATCACCGTGGCCTCAGCGTCCAAGAACGTCTTGACCTTCAGAAGCGAGGCCGACCGCTTCGGCTGGTACGCACTACCCGGCTCGCGGAGCATCACGCCTTCGCCGCCTGCCCGCACGATCTTGGACAGCACGGCAGCGAGCTCGTCACGGCCGCCGCACCGCTGCTGCTCGAGCACGAACGCAGGGCCGGTGCTTCCGGTCAGCACGTCACGCAGCAGCTGCTGCCGCTCCTCGAAACCGCCAGCCGCGGCCGGGGCGTCGAACACGGCGTACCGAATCGGCCGCCACGACTCAGCATCAATCCGGCGGTACGCACCGACGACGCTCTGGAACGTGCCACGCCCGGCCCACAGTTCCCCGTCGAGGCTGACGCCACGCGGCAGCGACGACACGAACGACGCCGGGGCGTTGATCTCGTTGCCCGCCCTCGTCGCCAGCGTGTAGCCGTCCCACACCGCACGCACGCCGTCGAGCTTCTCGCTCATCCACCAGCCGGCCGGGTCGCTGCCTGACCAGTTCTTCGCAAGCATCACCGACATGGCACGCACCTCCAGAGATGCTGAAACATACGCTCATCATCGGCCCATTTTCAACTGGGCACCGCATGCGTTTCGTGCCTGAAAAACAGGCTCCAAACTGCTGCGACAACACGCAATGCAGACACCTCGTCACGCCTCGCAGGCGAGCGGCTCACGCCAGCATTTCGGAAGCGGCGTCGACACACGCACATGCGGCCGAGAGCCGCCAGGCGGAACGCCACGCACTAGGGGACACCATTTTCGGCCACGCATGCGATCCGA